TACTGAACTAACTCACTACAACTTAGCGTCAACTGCCGCCGCGTGGCGTCTTCCGTGACGGAATGAATGACCAGCGTCCGCGTCGTGCCGTCGCCGCGCACCCACACCGCCCGCATCGTCGGCGACACATCCGATCGGTAGCGCAGCGTGATGGTGTGCGCCAGCGTGGCCGCGGCCTGCGCCTGGTTGATGGTCTCGCTGCCGCCGACGACATCGACACGCGCCCAGACCGTCGCCGTCACCGGATAGGTGACGACCTCTTCGCCGGTGGCGTTGCGGGTTACGGTCTTTTCGCACAACTGCACCCGGTGGCGCAAACTACCCGCCTGCATCGCGCCTCCAATCGAGCGGGGCCATGCGCTCAAAGGCCGCCAACTCTGCCGCCGACGGCGCGAATGGATCGAGCCACCGCTCGCCGTCCCAATGAAACACCGGCACATCCATGCGCGCCAAACTGACAAAGCCAAGCCGAGCGCAGTCGCGGGCAAACGCTTGATCGGGCAGCGGGTCGCGCTCGCCGGTAGCACGAAACGGAATCATATACAGCACCTGCCGCTTGATGAGCGTGCAGCCAAAGCCCACCCCGGATACGCGCCAGATGCGATCGGCGCGGGCCTGCGCCAACTCAACCGGATAGCCGCTCAAACTCTCGCCTAATTTGCCGCCGGGCAGGTATTGCCACGTGCTCAACGTGCGGCTGGTACGCAGCAGGTAGGGCGCATAGACCACATCGCCGGCCGTGTCCACGAGCCGCTGCACAGCGTCGGTGTCGGGCAGCAGGTGATCATGCTCAAACGTCAACAGCGCATCCCAGTCGCCGCTCAAAAATTCGCGCTGGGCAGCCTGATATTGCGCCAGCACGTTGCGGTGGTCGCCAATGGGGTATGGATTGTGCAAGCCGATGACGTGTTCGATCGCGCCGTCACAGCGCTGCATCCACAGCGTATTCTCGCACTCGGGCCGCATCGCCCGCTGCCCGCTGCTGATCTCCCACGTCGGCGTGAAGGCCAGTATTTTCATCGTCGGTTATCTCGTGGCCGATCGGGGGCAGCCCCCAACCGATCGGCAGTCCTCCGCCCCGGCGGCGAGCGCCCCGCCCTGCCCCTGAATGCCGCCGTTTTCGCGTCCGTTTGGCTTTGGCGGGGTAGCACCTGGGACAGCGCGCGCTAACGTAACGCGCCCCGCATTTGTGGCAGCAGTGCGGCCGTTGGCGGGGCATCAGTAGGTCTTGACTTGATCAAGTGCGAGCAGCGCGTACACGCCCTGCTCGATGGTCCGGTTGACCGTGCCGCTCTGCGTGCTCTCGCGGTTTTCGTAGTAATGGCCGATGACGAGCCGCAGGGCCTGCTTGATTTTTTCCGGCACCAGGTCCGGCGTGGTCCAGCCCGCGACGTAGGTGATGCAGATCGCGTTATAGTCGCGCAGCGTGGCAGACGGCCAGGCCTGGCCGTTGCGCAGGCAGACGCGGCCCGGCTGGCTGATGGTGTCCACAAAATAGACGCTGGTGGGCAGCGTGGTCGCCGCGTCGCCGGTGTCGTAATAGGTGATGCTGCTGACGCTTTGCAGAGGCGGACGCGGCAGTTTGAGCACGTCGCCATCCGGCCAGTCATCCAGCCACAGTTCAATGGTTTGCGTCAGGTACGCGCGCCAGTCCAGGCCCTCGCAGTAGTCGCGCGCGGCCGCGATGTAGCCCGCGAGGAGCAGGTCTTCATCGCGCTGGGCCGGATCGACGCGGCATTGCTGCTTGGCTTCGGCCAGGCTGACCGGCTCCAGCACGGGCGGGGTGACGACGCGCAGTGCCATTAGTGCCCGCCTTTAGCCTTGCCGCGCCGCGCGGGCGGGGGCGGGG